AATTCGTTCTTGGTCGGTGCCGTGTCCAATACCAACGTTAGCAATCACGTCCATTTCTGCATCCCATGACCGGGGATCTATCTCAATCCATTTGCCCCGCAAACGAACTGTGCGAGCTTTGTCCTGGTGTGCAATAATTAGACGCAAAACGCCGCGATATAAATCTTTCACGCCGTTTGCAAATATTCGCGCAATCATATCCATGCGCTGGTTTGCAGCTTCTGCGACTTGGTTAGCTGCAGTTGCCGTTGTGTTCTGCAAAGCCTCACCAGAGAGTGAATTGCCTTGTCTGCTCATGCCGGTTCTAGCTTCTTTCATCTGTTCGATTAATCCGAACATCGGGAGAGCCTGACCGCCAACAAACGTGGTATTTAATTCGCGCACTGCGTCTGACCGTTTTGCACGAACAATGCCGCCAGCCCGTGGCGTCAATAAATCATCGAGATCGACTTGACCTTCGACTGCCAACATCCGAGGGTTGTTCGCTAAATACATAGAATCTAAAACGCCGCGTAAAGTTGCAGTGGCAATGTCTTGCAGCGGCATCGTAAGATCTGCCTGAGACATACCGTAGAAAACGTGCGGGATTGGAATTGGGCAGATTGCCGCGAAGGGTTTCTCTGTCGCTTCTTCCCAACCCAAAATCACTGAGCCGTCTTCGCCGCCGATCCAGCATTTGACCAAACGACCAATGCCAGTGTCATCAAGATCGACTTTTAAGTAACACTCATTGCACCAAAATTCGCGCTCAGATTTGTCCGCGTGTTCATCCGAAAAAGAGACGGACTCCTGATCGTCAAAACGCACCCAATCTTCTTCGGTGATCTCTGAAAGGCTATCCGTTAGCCCTTCCATAGCTTCCCGGTCAAAGCCCATCTGAACGCCCTCAGATACCCGCATACGGACCCTGTGAGCGACTAGGTTAGCGCTTTCAATGTCACGCGCCCTGGCTGAAATTAAGAACTCATCTGGCGGCACATTAACAACGCGAACCTTGCCTGTTTTTGACGTTACTTTTAATTTAACATCGTGCGTAAAGTCTTCGTTTTCTGTGTGTTCTACAACCTCAACATCGTCGCTTTCTGTGAGTTGTATCAACTCTTCAATAGTAAGATTTGAAAACTCTTTTAATTCTTCTGTGTCAGTTTCATCCCAGTACCATTTTACAATTCCGTTTTTCTGACACAACGCATCAAAGAACCAGTTGTAAGCAATTTTAAAAATATCGTTGTCGATGCCAAAGACTACATTGTTGACATAATCCGTTGATTGTTTGGCACCGTCTTCAGCTTCTTCTTTTAGTGCTTCATAACGCACTGATCGACCTGGCTGCGTAAAAATTTTCATCAGCGGCGGCATCATAGCTAGAATTGTGTCTGACACTTCTGATGTGACCACTTGGCTGCGGCCTTTTATTTCATCGCCTCTGACATCGCCCTTAAAATATTTTAATGCTTTGGCACGGTCTGAATTAACTTCGTCGGACAGATAGCCGACAGAGGATTTAAGCATACCTTTGGCGATGCCATGTATTTTTTCCTCTGGTGTCTGCTTTTCTTCTGACATTAAACAATACCTAAATTTGGATAGTTAAGTTCGCCGCGTTTGTAGTAACCACTTGATCCGCCAACGTTGGAATAAACGCCGGGGGATTCCATCGTCATCATTAATGCATCTGCAACGTCGGGACTTCTAATCCCGCGTTTTTTCATTTCTTGTTTAGTTTCTAATTTTAATTTGCCGGTCGATGTGAACGTAAATCGCGGCGCTGTTAATTCTGATATAAGGGCTGCGTCATCTGGAATTTTACAATCCCGCGCCGCAAACCACTCTTTTAATTCAAACCATAATTCTGATCTGCGATTAATAAATTTATCTTTCACTGTCGCTGATTCTGACACTGCAACTCCACGAACAGGCAAGCCCATTTCGCCCATACGATCAACGACGCCAGCGCCAATGCCAATAACATCTGTCATGATGTCAATCGGCAGATCATCTGTAGATGTTAGTTGATACTCTGCATTCACCAGGCCACAGATTTGCATCGTGTCTTTCTGCGACCAAATCTTTGGCGGCTCTGTGACTGTGTTTCCACGTCGCTTAATTAAGCACGTCCGATCATCGCCAAACCGTGCGACATCGAGGCCCCAAATGACTTGGCCTGTCGGCTCAACATCTCTGCCAACCGCTGCTTCAACTAAGTGCAACGGGATCAGGACATCGTCTTCTTGTTGCGGAAAGATACCTTTAACACGCACACCAAAAATAGAACTATCGGGGCCGTATTGCGTGGACATCTCTTCAATAAATTCTGGCGATACGCGGGTACTCTGTTCGCAGCTGACAGTCATTGAATACCAACGTTCACGCATCTTGTTAAATGCATCAAAAAAATATCCGCTGCTTCGCGTTGGGTTGCCGGTTAAAACTTGCTTTGCACCTTTTGTAGATAACGAACCGTGAGCCGTTTCAAAGACGATGTCAGGGATGCCAGACGCCTCATCAATAAGAAATAATAAATTTTCCTGATGGAAGCCTTGCAAGGATTCTGGCGTCTCCTTTGAACTTGTCCGCGCCACCGCGAATGATTCCGTTGGCGCTTGTTTAAGCTCAATTCGGTCCACCTTTATTTCAATTAAATCTGCAAATTCAGGTGCCATCTGACGGTGCCACTTGGCGATCTCTGCCATTAGCACGTCTTTAATCTGTGCCGAGGTGTTAGCTGTTAAGACAACTTTCACGGGGTAGCGTGTCGATATGAACCAAAGAACTAACCAAGACTGAAAACAGCTTTTACCGACGCCGTGGCCTGATTTGATGGCTACGCGGTCATTGTCTCGAATTGCGTTTAATGCTTCGACTTGCCAAGGTTCAGGTTCTGCCCCGATAACCTCACGCACAAAGCGCACTGGGTCGCCTTTTAATCTGTATAAAGATAAGGCGAGATCATCGTCTGTTAATGTAGACATTGGTTCCTTGGTCGTGGTATAATTTAGTCCTGGTAATATTTAAAATGGAGAAGCGTTATGTCAGCCGAAGAACGCGATATCGACGAAGCACAAGGCTTTGAGTTCAACGAAGAAACCCAAGAGTGGGATCCAATCTTTGAGTTAACTGAAGAGCAAGAACGCGAGTTCTATGCTGCCGGTGTTATCGGGCCTGAAGGGCTTACAATCGCCCACTCATAGGGCCACCTGTTGGCGTGTTGTAAATATCAATATTTAGTGGCTGGTTGGGTTCATCACTTTTGTTCGCGTATGCTGCGCCTAAAAACGCAGCCGCTACGCCTGGGACAATCCCACCTTTTTTAACAGCCGATTCAAGTCGCCCAACCCAGCCAGGGCCAGAAGCTATAATGCTGCGTAATGTCTGCAAATCTTTACGCACGGTTGTTCCGAACTGCTTTGCCAGGTCTTTATCCCGCGCAATGTACTTTAGTGCGTTTTCTGCTATAAATGGGTTATTATCAAACGCGGATCTCATTTCGGGGGTAACGTTAATCGCATCTAGAATCTTTTGGGAAACTTTACCCGATCCGTCTCCGGCTTTCCACGCATCAGTCAAACCAGCAAAAACGCCATCAACATTTGTTCTAAAGCCTTTTTTGGCTGTTGGTAAAACGTCGCGCACATCTCCTAGCAAGCCAGTAAGCTGCTTGCCTGGGATCTCGTTAAGTGGCGCATCAAAGCTTGTCCCGGTGACGCCTGTGCCGGTATCCACGGCATCAGGTATGCCGTATTTGTTCATAACTGCTTTAGTGTCTACAAGCTCTTGAATTGTCAGCTTTCTATCCATAGGGATGCGGACGCTGCGTTGCCCTGCGGCGTTGCCACCTTGGAACGTGGCATGTGCCGCCCCAGCGTCTTGCGCGCTAATACCCGCACGAAGTGTCTCACCGGCTTGAAGCATAGCTCGATCACCTTGTGGCAGTGATCCTTGGTTGTTTTTAGCACGGTTAATCCCGATTAGTGGGCGTCCGACTTCGCCAGGGTTCATTTCAAGTAAGCCACCAGGGGGCTGATAAATACCTTGTGATTGAACAGTTGGCATAACACGCGCAGCAACACCACTATCGCCATATTGCAAGCCAGAATAAATTGAATCGCGCCCACCGGGTGCCGTTGCGAACGAGCTACGAGGGTCAGCATGAATAGCCGCCTTCGTTGCGTTATCTGCGCCGATTAAGCCGGGTAGGTTGCCTGTATTTGGACCAGGGAAGCTCTCATATGTAGCGTGTGCAGTGTGTTTCGGGAAGAAATCACCAATCTGCCGGTTGGCATCTTGGAACGCCATCTCGCGAGCTAATTTTTCGACTGTTTCTGGGCTTAAATCGTTTGCTCTTTGGTATTTAAGCTGCGCTAATGCTCGCTTGTTGTACGATGCACCGTTTCCATATAAATCATCAGATTTTTGCAAAACCCACGGTGCGGCTTGGAGCTTTTCGCCGTCCCAATCCGTTCTGCCGCCTAGCTTCGCGTCGTTAGCGCGCCCAACGGCTAATGCCGTTTCGTAGTCAGCGAATGTGTGTTGTGGGCCACTTAATCCCTGCCGTTGTGGAATACCGGATGGCTCAGTATACCCCAAATTAATAGCGTGTCGGAAGTCATTGACGCCGGTGGCTGTGTTAGCAAGTTTTGAACCGGGTAGAACGTGATCTGCATATTCTCCGGTTTTTGGCCCTCGGACATAATGCGTTGGGTCGTTTGTTTGTGCAGCTAAATTATGCTTTTCATGCATTAAGGGTCGCCCAGCTTTTATAGGGAAGCCAGTTAATGTGCCGTTATTCTCTTTAATCGAAAAGCCAAACTCGGCCTGTGGAGATACACCAGCGGACCATTGGCCCTCTTGCCCAGCCATGAACTCTTGATGACGCGGGTTGCCGCCGGTAACAATATCAACGTCATCACGATATCGATCGTACCAATCGGCACCGCGTGTCTCTCTGCCGACGAAATCATCAAATTGTTGGCGCTGTTTTGTTAGTTGTTGTTTTGTCTGAATATTCCTAGGTCCACCAACATATTTGCCCTCAGTTGAACCAGGTGCTTGGATTAAATGCTTTTCTTTACGGGCTTCCTTTACTGCGTCGGCTGTAGGCATTCCACG